CCTAGAATGGGGTAGTGAAGAAATAATCATACCCTACCGTTCCCCTTTGGACGGCAGAATGCACAGGTATTTCCCCGATTTCTATATCAAAGTCAAACAGTCAGACGGTTCTATCAAGAAAATGATTATTGAAGTCAAACCGAAAGCACAGTGTGGGCCTCCTGCTATTCCCCAACGCAAAACCAAACGATTTATTACAGAAGTTCGTACATGGGGTGTCAACAAAGCAAAGTGGGAAGCAGCGATAGAATGGTGCAACGACAGACAGATGGAATTTAAGATTCTCACAGAAGATCATCTATGTTGACGTATAAATAGATGTATGACTTACTTCGATGACTTACTAGAAAAGACAGGTGGTAAGGAACGCTCGGTTCGTTGGTTTAGAGATAAAATCAAGGAAATGGGTGAACCCCCAACTAGACAACTCGTGGCAGAGGGGTTGATTACTCAGCGTCCTCAATACGGGCGTATGAACTTTTTTTACTATGATGCAAAAGGTAAAAATGAGTTACCTTACTATGATAGATTTCCTCTGGTTTTGCCAGTTGGAAATGCACCACAAAATGAAGGATTTATCGGATTGAATTTTCACTACTTGTCTATACCCATGAGACTCAAACTACTCAACGTAGTATCAGAATATGCATCCAATGATGAGATGAATGAGGACACACGAATTAGATTGACATGGAATCGTATCAAGAGAAATCCACTAGTCAAACCAACAATAAAACGGTATCTTGCTAACCATGTACAATCCAGATTTAGAGTTATTACAGCAGAAGAAATGATGGCGGCAGTACTATTACCAGTGCAGAGATTTGTTCCACAAGGCGTGGAAACAAAAGTCTATGCAGATTCACGGCGTATGGCAAATGCGCCTAGGAGACCATAATGGCATTTTTAGATGAATTCATTGCTAATTTTAATAAGTACAGTGGGCCTGCTCATCTGAACAGATTTGAAGCGGTTATTATCTCACCATTCCAAGCAAACAGAGATATTAGTTCTGATAGATTTACGTCCTTTAGAGTTGTCAATCTAACATTCCCTGGCAAGAATATTCGCACAGTTACTAACGAAACTGTATATGGCCCAACCTATGAGATGGCACAGGGATTAACATATGCAGAATCAGTATCCATGAACTTTTACTTATCAGCAGAACATAGAGAAAGACAATATTTTCTAAACTGGATTGACTACATCTACAAACCAGATTCATACGATCTAGAATATTATGATAACTATAATAGAACTGTTGATTTGTTTCAATTGAATAAAAAAGATGAACGAATTGCTGGTATTAGACTTAGAAGATGTTATCCCAAAACTCTGGGTGCAATAGAATATGCACAGGACAATGGTGAAGTTGGACAAATCAATGTTGAGTTAGCATTCCAAGAACACGTTATGATAGATGGAAATGGAAGAGAAGTTAGTGCTCAAGATATTCCAAAAACAACCGATCCAAATGCGCCAAGGAATCAAAGATCAACTGCACAATCACCTTTTGGTGGATTGGATTTTAATAGATAATTTTTAATAATGCAATAAGGAGACTATAGTATGGCATTACCACAACTGGCAACCGCCAAGTATGAATTGACGCTCCCTTCAACTGGTGAAAAAGTTGAATACCGTCCGTTCCTCGTGAAAGAGGAAAAAATACTGATGATTGCTCAAACAACTGGAAAAAATGAGGACATCCTCAGAGCAGTCGAACAGATAATTGATGAGTGTACGTTTAATAAACTAAGCACTCCAAAACTACCTCTGTTTGATTTAGAGTATATGTTCTTACAACTACGTTCCAAGTCTGTAGGAGCAGAATCAACAGTAAATGTAACCTGTCCAGATGACAGAGAAACAAAAGTAGAAGTAACGATTAACTTAGAAGAAGTTCAGTGTCACAAAGAAGTTGGACACGATAATAACATCAAACTAACAGATAGTATTGGTATTATTATGGACTATCCAAGAGTAAATGCTATTTCTTCGATAGTGGATAGTGATGCAGAAACAGCATTCAACATTATCAGGGGTTGTGTAAGACAAATCTATGATGCCGAAAACGTGCATGATAGAAATGACATGAACGATAAAGAACTAGATGAGTTTTTGGAATCTATGAACCATGAACAATTTGTGAAAATACAAGACTTTTTTGATACCATGCCAAAGGTGAAACATTCTGTTAAAGTGAAGAACCCAAATACAGGGGTCGAGAGTGATGTAGTACTAGAGGGATTGAACTCTTTTTTTTAGTCGCCCTCTCCCATAATAACCTAGAAAATTATTACAGGTTAAATTTTGGGTTAATGCAACATCACCAGTATTCTTTAACAGAGATAGAAAATATGTTGCCGTGGGAGAGGGAGATTTATGTATCACTCTTAACGCAATATATTGAGAATGAAAATATGAAGGCACGGCACGCTATGATGAACAATAAATAAACATAGGGAGAATAACGTGGCAGAGAAGAAAACAGTTACCGTTGATGAGGCGGTTGCGAAAAAAGATACTAATGGTGATGGACACATTTCTTTAGAAGAAATGGAGATGGATTTGGAATTTAAGAGAAAAGCACTTGAAGATGCAGACGCCCGTAGGGATGCAATGCGTCAGATGGCATGGTTTGCCCTTTGGGGTATGTTACTGTATCCGTTTGCAGTAGTTATTGCAAACTGGATTGGATTGGATCAAGCATCAAAGATTCTGGGTGATATGGCGGCAACATATTTTGTTTCAGTTGCAGCAATCGTTGCGGCATTCTTTGCTGGTAACGCCTATTCAGATAAAAAGAAATAAGGTAAAAGAACATGGCAGATACAGTCGCTAACAGTTTAACAAAAATCTCGGCAGAGTTAAAGGAAACAAACCTTCAATACGACAAGTCCGTTAGTGCATACCAGAACATGGTAAATGCTCAAGGGATATCTTCTGGTGTATTGAAAGGTATTGGTGGTTCACTAAAAGAGAACATAAAATCATCTACTGGTGGACTTCAATCTTTTGTTAGTCAGATGGAACAACTGCCTGTTTTTGGCGCTATTTCTGGTATTGCAAAAACTCTTGGTGGGAAGATGTTCTCAAAACTAAGAGAACGCAGAGAAGATAAAAATCTTGCAAAGCAACTTGGCATCACTAAAGAAGAAGTTCAAATTCGTAGAAAAGAACAAGAACTTCTTTTAGCACAAAACCAGAATAATGAACAACTCCTCAATGCTGCAAAAATGTTGGGGTATCTTCCAGAAGAATTTGAAAAGTTAACTGGTGCTGGCGAAAAGCAGGAGATGACTGCAAAAGAAGTTGAACAGGCAAGAGAACAAAGACGTTCTAATGAGAAACTTGTTGCAGCGGTTGAGGGTGTTTCAGATGGTATTGAAGGACTTGAAGGTGATGGTGATGATGAAAATAAAGGAATCTTCGGTGGCATTCTAGATAAGGTAAAGGGGTTTGTTCCTGCTATTGGTGCAGCACTTGTTACTCTGGGTACTACTATTCTTGGTGGATTGACAACCCTTGGTACATTCATTGTTGTTGGACTGAAAAAACTGCCTGGACTTGGAAGGCGTGCTGGTAGAGGTCTTATGAAAACTGCAAGCAAAGTGCTGCCTGCTGCTGGTGGATTACTAAAAGGTGCTGGTAAATTGGCAATGGGTGCAGCAAAGTTCGCAGGCCCAATCGGACTTGCAGTTACCGCTGGTATGGGAATATTTGATGGACTATCTGCTGGTATTGAAGAATATAAGAAATCTGGTAACATTGGTAAAGCAGTCAAAGAAGGTTTTGCTGGTGCTGTATCTGGACTGACATTTGGACTTATTGACCAAGAAACTATTTCTAATGGTATGACTGCAATCGGTGACTTTGCAAAGGGCGCTTGGGATGGTTATACTGGACTTGTAAGTGACGCAGTAAGTGGTGTAGGTTCTGTACTGAATAGTGCAGTAGATGGGTTTGAAAATCTCACTGGACTTGATGTACCAGAAAACCTCACTGAAGTAAAAGACATGGTTGGAAACGCACTATCCAGTGCAGCAGAAGGATTTAATAATCTTACTGGACTAAGCATACCAACAAATCTAACAGAACTTAAAGATTCAGTTTCATCTACATTTGATGCTGTTGGACAAGGGTTCACTAACCTTACTGGTATTGAAGTTCCTACATTCGATGACTTGTCTGAAAAAGTTGGTGCATTCGCAAATAACATGAAAGAGAACATTTCAAAAGGTTGGGAATCTGTCACTAATATGGCGTCTGATGCTTGGGGTGGTGTTAAGGGTTTCTTTGGATTTGGTGAAAAAGATAAAGATACAGAAGAGAAAAAACTTCAACAAGAAAAAGCAGACAAAATCACTAATCAGAAACTAGTCAACGACATGGAGATGGAAGAAATCTCTAAACGTATGGACAAGTTTGAATCAGGAAAAAATGCATACTATGGTAGGGATACTCAAGCAAAGTATGATAAGGATCAAGCAAGATTTGATGAGTTGATGTCAGAACAAGATAGACTAGACGCCGAACTTTCTAAGACATCACAAATCAAATATCCTACTGATATGCAGTTTGGATATGCTGGACAATCTACAACAAGAGTATTTTACAAATATACGCCAGATGGTGAAATGCAGATTGCAGCAAACCAAGAAGCGGCAGCAGAAGAGTATGCAAACATCACACCTATTGCAACAGAGGCAGCAAATATTTCTGCTCCAGATGGTGGTGGTAAAACAGTTCAACAGATGAACGCATATGAACAAAAGATGGCAAGGTTGGAAACAAAAAGGGCAAACATGGGTAACAACCAAGGTAATGCAACTGTAATCAACGCACCAAACAATTCTGTTACTAACTCTAGTAGTGGAGGCGGTTCAACGACTATTCCAGTATCTACAAGGGATAACAGTTCGGCATCTACTGCCGCTGCAGTCGCAGCATACTAGTGATCGTAAATATTGGGCCCGTCTTTAACTTTGACAGGTTTACAATATGCAGTAACTCTATCTTTGGGGTCTACATAACTGTTATATGAATAGTTACCGTACTGTCTAGGTATACGCTTAGCGTAATACTGACATACATCAATACTTCTGAATATCATTGCATTAGGTTGTATCTGTCGAAACTCACCTGTTCCC